TATGTTCTGCACTATTCATCCCTAACATAGATCCTTCTGGGTCATAACCTTGTGCTCTAATAAGTTGTTTTCCGTTAAGAATATCAGTGATTGGATCTCCTGTTACAGCGTCATTCCATCCGTCAGCTACTGCTGCAGTGGTTTGAACTGTAGTAGTTCCAGTTAAAGGTTGAGTTGGTGTTGCTGCTGCTGCATTTGTTAAGATTGAGTAGATTCTTAGATCAACTTTCCTGGCAACTGCCCTGACTAGATCTCTTACATTTGTAGCAAGTACATCAACATCACTATCTTTTATATCTTCGATTGAAATTGTTGGAGATTCTACGAAAAACTTTTTTACGTAGGAAGTTACTCGAGTCCATGATTGTTCTACAACGAATGGTTTCGATCTGAAAGCCATACCTGGACCAATATGAGAACCGGTAACTCCGGTAGTGTCAGCTGTGTCTAAAAATCCTGAGGTTTTTTGATACCATCTAATCTCTCTGGCTTTAGTTTTAGAATTTGCAACAAATTTCTTAAAAACATTTGCTTCATCAGCGAAGCCTTTAGCTAGTTTATCAATATCGATGCCTCTAATATCTGCCATTCCGCTTGTATCTGCCATTTTATGCACCCACCAAAACCAAGACTGATTCTCCAGCCGCTCCGGTTTCTAGAGCTTTCCCAACAACATAACCTTTCTCATCATCTAAGGTTGTGTATCCGCCAACGGTGTTGGTTCCTTTGATAACAACATCTTGACCTACTGTTGTAGTGTTTCCTGCGGTGATTATCAACTTGAAAACTCCACGTAAGTAGACTGCAATTGTAGTTTTCCCATCATCTGCTATTTTCTCTTCTCCTGCAATTCCTGCGAAGACATCATTATCCGCCGTTGCGGCGGCTACTGTGTATGGGTCTGATAGTTTAAGAACAGTTCCTTTTTCAATTCCTGTGGCATCAGCACAAGTCATGGGAATTGGAACTTCTAATTCAATCATTAAAGTAGCTTCGTTTGCCATGACTTAAAGAAACCTAGACATCTATTTAAACTTTTTCCTTTTTTCTCTCTTCTTTCATCTTGTCTTTTTCTTCTTTAATCTTCTTTTCTGCAAGTTCTAAAAGTGCTTTGTTGACCAACATTTCTTCTTCTGCTCTTTCGATTTCTATTTTAACGTTAGCTTTTACGTTGATCCATGTAGTCTGTGCTTTGGTTCCGATTACTACTCCCAAATCTTTTGGATCTTTCATTCTGGCACTTCTCCAGCTAAAACTTTTTTTGTATATTCTTCTGGTGTCAGTTCTTTTGGTTCTTCTGGAGCTTGACCAGCTGCGGATCTTCCCCCAAGCATGTTTTGAGCGGCTAGTTTTTCTTGACGTTCAATTAATGCTTCGTGCCGATCGTTTTCTGCTTTAATATCTTGGTGTAATTTTGTTGCTGCTTCGATAGCAGTAACTTCTTCTTCTTTAGTTTCCTCTTCAGGTGTTTCTTTATTTTCTTCTTCTGGCATTTTTATCAACTCCATTTAAGAAAGCAATCAAGTTAGTGATTGCTTTTGTGTTTTCACTTAATTTCTTTTCAAATCTTAGTAAGAGATAACAAGACAGAGCTATTGGAAATCCAACAGTACTAGCTAAGTTTACAATATCGACAGTCATCTTGGTGGTTGTCCGAATATCTCTTCTGCGGTGACGTTTTCTCTTCTTGCTCTTGCTAAATTTGCTTGATGGACTATATCATCATTAGATTTCCATTTCGCCTGTCTTTTTTTAAAGTGATTTTCTGCTTCATTAAATCTTGTTTCGTTTGTTTCTGCTCCTGCTAAAGCTAGGTCTGCTTGTCTGCTGTAAACTTCACTTGCCGCCATACTTGCTTTAAATTTTGCTTTTTCTGCTTGAATGAATCCAATCGCCGGAACTTCTGCTGAGATATCATTAGCTGCCCTCATCTGATCCCCTATTTTCTTAACCATTTCCCAGTCTTTTTCTCTGGCTGCTGCTCCTTGAGCTATTCCTAAAGTTGTCATAGCGTCCCCTTTTTCGTTTGGGGCCCAGAAAAAAGAAGTGTACAGTCCAGTACCTAATATTCCTAAAACTGTTGGTGCTATAATAAAAGGTGATTTTAAAGTTGATACTAATTTACTTAAATATGAGGCTGTTTTTCCTGCTGTGTAAGTATTGACTAAAACTCTTCCACCACCTAATTTAATTCTTTCTGTAATTATGCTTGATGTTAATTTTCCACTTGCTGCTTTCAATGTTCCAATTCCAGTTATTCCACTTGTCGCTAATATTTCTGTTCCTGCTCCTGCAGCTACCCCCAAAGCTAAAGTTCCGGCGGCTATTGCTCCAACTCCTGCGGCTGTTCCGATAGCTACATCTCTAGCAAAATCTTCTGGAACTGGAACGGCTCCTTGTTCTTGTTGGGAAATTAAACCCCCCTGGATTAAATCCTGGTTTAGAACATCTGCATTAACTACAGGGGGGGCGGTTTGTGGTGATATAGGTGTTTGAGGGGTGAGTGGTTGTTGTGCTTGTTGAAATGGTTGTTGAAATAATGGTTGTTGTCTAGCTTGTTGTTGAGCAGTTGCTACTTGTTGTTGAGTGACAGGGGTAACTTGTTCAGCTTTAGCAGTTCCAGCAAATCCTCTTCTAGTGATTGATTGAGCTTTTGTTCTGGTAGCTTTTCTCTGATCTGGTGAGAGTGCAGCTGCTTCTCTTTGACCTTCTTCTCTGATAGCTGGATTTAGGGAAGCTCTTTTCTCTGCTGTAGATAATCCACCGCTGACTATGTTAGGTTTAAATTGTTTTTTCTTTTCTTTTTTCTTTGCCATTATTGAACCCCCACATTAGTAACGGCAGTATCTTCTGGAGTAGCTGCCTGCATTGTTTCGCTCTTTCCTGTATCAGATAAGAGCTCATTTTGTAGAGTTGCCGGGAACTCTAGCTCAATTTCTAGGTTTAATTGAGCTAAAACTTGCTCTTCAATGTATAATTGTTCTTCTTCAACAGTCTGCTCCCATGCTAAATATGCTATTTTTGCACTTGCTTCGGTGATTTCTTCTCCACCACCAACAATAATCATAGGTACACCTGCCGCTTGATAGAAGTAAGAGTTAAGTCTATCAATCCAAGGAAGTGGATTTAATGTGGCGTTGGTCGGAACAGCCAAGACATCTGCGTCCACTGCCCCTTTTGGGATAAAAATATTCTCTCCTTGAGTACTTGCTTTGTCTGCTTTTACCTTAAACTCAGCTATTTCTGTGGTGTTATCAGTATCAAGCTGCCATTTGATAATTGGAAATACGTTTCTATGGAGTAATTTCTTATAATCAGCCATTGCTTCGTTGCGCATGAGGATGATTTCTTCTACTGCGTCGATTAAACTCTCTCCGTGAATCTCATCTGCGGTGCGGTTTCTTGATAAGTGGAAGATTTCTTCTGGTTCCCATGTGTTTTTAGTCCCAGATTCTTTGTATTTAATGATCAAACCTTGTTTATTCGCTACAATTTTGATCTTTCCCGGATCTAAAGGCTTGAGATTGATGAAGTTCCCTTCATTATCCCTGATAATTTCAGCGTAGGAGTCTCCACTGATCTTGGCAACACGGGTTTGGTTCTCTAAAATCGTGTTAAAAGTATCTTTTCCCCACCCTTTGATACTTGAGAGAGTGATTTCGGTGATTTCATTACTCTTAAACCCTTTGCCAATCGTCCATCTGGCTAAAGCGTCTATTGCGGTTTTAAGTTCAGGAATCTTTTTGTAGTATCCAAATTGATTTGACCAGTTCGAATTGATATAAGTTGTCTCTTTTGCGTCTTGCGGACCGTCAGTTGTAGCTGAATCCACTGAGAAATCAGTAATTGTACCTTCTTTATCGCCATAATCGGCGCTTCCTATGTCTGTTTCGGGCATTTTATTCAGGGTTTAGTCTATCTTCTCTTACATTGATTTTTATTAATTCTTCTTTAACTAAAGCTAATTCATCACTCAATACTTTGATTGAGTTTGTTAAGTCCAATAATTCTGCATTTATGGGTATCATTTTAAGTGACCAGTTTGAATGGCATGGCTAGAGTTAGCCTAGTATTTCCGGCAGTGAATAGACCTTCTGTTACCGTATCGTTGGGGTTGTGTGATAATTTAATGTTTCCTGCGTCTGTTGACCATAGTTCTATAGTTAATCTTAGCACATCTCCTTTTTTGAAAGTTGTTTTTGGAACGGTACATTGTAAAGTCCATGCGTATTCGTGACCGATCGCCATTGCTGCGTCGGTTGGTGATGTCGTGGTTACTAATGTAGTTTCACTTGAACCATCCCATTTTCTGATTCTAGCGATGATGTAAACTCCAGTTGCTCCATCAGGAGTTTGAATGTTTACTTTGACGTAAGCGTCCCCTTCTACAGTTCTCGATACTTGGAAAGGTGTTAAGTCAAAATCTATGTCTGCGTCTTGTCCACTGGCGACTGTGTATCCAGAATAAAGAACTACTGTTCCCTCTCCTCCACCTGTGTTATTAGTGACTGCTCTAGCTTGATCTTCTTGAAGTAGAATATAGTTATTTCCAGTGCTATCTTTGGCGTTTAAGCCATCAAAAACAACATAACCGTTTCCAGTTGCGATGTCTATCCAGTCAAAATTAATTCTTGGTTCTTTTCCTGGTGGGAATAATCCCGGAAAGTTTAGTGTCATTTTATTGTTTTTAGTGGATTGATAATTTTTCCTTCATTCCTTTGAGCCCAGGGTCTTACTAAGCCGGTAAATATCTCTTCTTCCCCAACATCTAAGCCCCCTTGCATGATGTTGCCTAGTATTCTGCCCCATTTCTCTACTCGGTTCTCTGGGTTTATGATAATGTCGATTTCTTCTCCTAAAAGCCTGGATTCGAGCCATTCTTGAGCTTCATGTCCCCCTTCTTCGTTGAGTTCTGGAGCGGCTACGTTGCTAAACCGTACCGGGAACTCGAAATCTCTTTGGTTCCAGTTCACAGTTATCGTATCGCCATCATGAACCTTAACCACAGTAGCATGAAAATTCTCCGTAATTTGTTTATGCGGGCTTTGCAGGTAGTAAAACTGCATTTGATTATTCGTAAGTTCCGGAAAGGCGTTAAAATCATGCGGCATTTTAAGCGTCATTAATGAATTTTTGGTTCTTTTTGTCCCTGAGTACTGATAAATTTCTCAATACCCCATCTCTAAGGACGTTAATCATGTCTTCTGCTTCTGTTCTACTAGTATATCCGCTCATGTCGTACATGATCCCTTGAATTGCTACCATACTTGAGACAATATCAGAGAATATTCCTTTAACATCAGCATTCAATCCCGCCGTTACGGCGTCGCTGAAATTATCTCTAGCGAAGCAATTAACAAAACTTTCTGCCTGTAATACCCAAGCGTCATGCATTGCGTCCGTCAGGGCTGTGGAAACATTAGCCCCTTCTTTAGCTGTGATTTCTCCTTCCGTTGTCATTATGCTGGTGACTGCCATAATTATCTTGTTATTGTATCCAAATATTTAAACTTTTTGTCTTGACGAGCCATGCTGCCCGGATTAAACCCTCTGCGATATGGGTGTCATTTCCAAAGATCTTGGTCTTTCCGGCAATAGTTTCGAACTGGACACTCCTGAGGGAGTGATATATTTCGTCATCAGATAGTAGTTTAATCTGTTTATGTTCCATCATTGCCAATAAGTTGAAGTACATCTCTTCTTTTAGGAGCTTTTTCTTTCTGGATCCGTCTCGGTTAAGATTTCTGGACGCATTGTTAAGCCCCTCAACTTTTCTCTTAGTTGCATTATGAGCGAGAAGATACCCAAAATCTCCGCTTCCGATGCCTCCATCATCAATCCCGATCTTTTTGAATAGATATTGTCGTTCGAGTCGGATAGTGGTGTCAACTCTTTCTGGAGTTCTTGTATTTCTTTTTGTAATGTTCTCAATCTGTTCAATCGCTTGCTTATTAGTTCCATCTAAAACCTCCCATGTGGATGTATCTCTTCCCATACCTGCTATGTCCTGACCGAGATAATATTGCCTGTGAGAGCGAATATAGGACCTTCTAGTGAGTGTCATGATCTCTTGCAAGAGTTTATCAGGGAAAACCTGCTTAAGGTCATTAAGAGGTTGACCCATATACTCTTGAGCGTAAGCTAAAGCGGTCATTCTTGCTTTTTCTGCCTGTAGTCTTTCGATTGCTTTGTCTCTTTGGTGAGTAGTCCAAGTATCACAGATCTTTCTTTCTCTCATTACTTTCTCACTGTCGGTTCTGAATCTGGTGAAGTTTGGAAAAGCGTTATTTTTATTAATGAGTACATCATAGAAATACCCTTCGGTTCCGAATGGTGTCGATAAGAGGATAGTATCCCCTCCTGTGGTTAACATCATTGGAGTAACTGCGTCCCAAACTGGCTCTGGAATACGGCTGGCTTCGTCGGCATACAGGCGATGTACTGTTAGGAATCGAATACCAAGACCTGTCAAGCCTGTTGGCAGGCACCATATTATCGTCCCATTGTTGAGGTTGATCTTGCTCTTGGTTGGTCTGTGTCTCCCTTTCTTAATCATCTTTTTGGCATTTCTGTAGATGTAATCTAGTGTTTTCTCAAAGAGGGCGTAAGCCTGTCGTTCGGTTGGGGCAATCATTAGGATGACTTTCTTTCTGTTATTGATTGCGTATTCTCCTGCGTCCATTCCACAAACAACAGATTTACCTACCTGTCTGCCAGTACAGAGATGTTTATCTCCTTTGGTGTCAAGAAATTTCTTTTGCCAGTGATCTAGAGTTATGTTCATTTTATTCCAAAAATTATGAATTTCCATACAATTATTATTAAAGAGATTATTAGTATGTTTAACCATACTAAAAACCCACCACTTATTTTTGTTTCTTCCATTTGTTATTACGCACCTCACCTAATTTATATTGTTATCGTTGTCCGTCTGGGGGACAAGCCCCAGAGTTCTCACCCAACCAACCAAACCTTAAATCGAGTCTTGTTGGAGTCTCAAGTCCAACTTATATGTGAGAGTTTGGTTGTTTTAACTTATATATTTGTATGGACACGCTTCGCAGCATGCTACCCACTTATTTTATACAAGTTCTGTTTAGTGATTGTTCTGCAGGGAAGGGTCGCCAAAAGTAGAGGATAACTACCTGGATCGTTGCCTAACCAGCACCCTAGCCTTTCTACATGAATTTGAGTGGTGATTGGTTTTCTTTGATTGTTTTGTCTAGTTTCTTTTGATAATCTTTGACTGGGCGTTTCCATTCCCCAGTTCTCCACTTTTTGTTTAAGAGTTCTTGTTTTCTTTTGATTCGTTTGTTGAGTTGTTCTACTGTTTGGAATATCATTTTTTTTATTTTATTATTATTTTTGGATTTTGTCTGTGGGATCCATGATACAAACATCAACCCCATCCCCAAACTCGCTAACTAACCCAATACTAACCATTAACTAACACTACAGGGCGCGAAGCGCCCGAGCGGAGCGAGGGCGCTAGCCCCGACCAACGGGAGGGGCGGTGAGCGACTAACAGGAGCGAACATAAATCCCGGAACGGGACTAATCAATCAGTACTGATTTAATTGAATATCGAGGAGTGCAACAAATTCCCAATATAGGGGATTTGTGTAAGGACGAGGGTTGCTTTTCTGGTTCTTTGGCGAATAATAAAGAAGATTTAACTAATGAGTGATAATCACCGTAGGTGATTATGTAGAATCAAATACTTAAATCTTTTGGTGGTTTATTCGACAAAGTGTAGGAAAACCAGAAAACGTCTTGGAGCGAGCTCCGACGAGCAGGTTCCAAGACTTTTATTTCTTTGGTGTTCCGATGACTGAATCTTTCCCTAACACCCTAATCACTTTAAGCTCAATGTTCTTACCTAACCAAGTCTTTGTATCTTCTCCATACACATCTAAGATATTCATAGCACTGTCTTTGTTGATTGACCATTCTTTCTTCTTCTTGTCAATCTCAACAGGCAGGACTAACTTATCTCCATAGTCTGTCTTTCTATACTCTCCCTCTCCTAAGATTGTTAAAGTCTTAGTTGGGCTATTCTTTACTAAATCCGCAGTTATGAAACTGCTTTCTGTTGCTTGTGTTGCATTCACCATTGTTTATCCTCCATACAGATAAGCTAGTTCTGTTAAGAACAAGATTATCAGTATTATTGTTAAGTTGTTGAAAAAGAACTTGCTTAATCTTCTGCAAGTTCTCTTTCGTTGGTTCAATCTGCTCATATTGGTTTGTTTTCATCTTTCAGCTTCTTTGGTTGGTTCAATACTTTCTTAGCTTGTTCTAAAGGTGCTATTGTTGTGACTGTATAGAAAACTTTATTGTTGGATCTTCTTCTTTGGATCCAACCTTTATATCTCATCTCTCTCAATCTCAAAAGCAAGAAATTATACTCTGTTCTTAATTTATGAGCCATGTAAGCAGCGAATTTTAATCTTGGTTCTGCATTGTTCAAAAAGATTAATATTCTTGCTTCACTTCTTTTGACTGACTGTTTCATTTTGTTATCATTCTATTAGTATAGTATATAAATCTTTTGCATTAATTGCATATACATTTTCAGAAGTATATGTTGTATATGCCAAAGATTTATAAAGCGGGTTCCATTAATCAGAGGGTTTAGATAGCAGAATATTAATTCTTTGGTTTGTTGTTCAGTGTTAGTAGCAGAGTGTTGTAATCGACTAATGTGATAATAACAATAAAAAAAATTAAATTTTATTGAGTACCTCAATGACTTTCTTGATGTCATTCGGGAGCAATGTTAATTTATTGTTTACCCATTTGTCATCTTTCTTGAAAGACTTTTGCAGGCTGATTGATTTGCCTGATTTGTTTTCGAAGATTGCGGCTTTGATACCGCCAGCTTTGTGTTCACTAATTGGTTTTGTCATTTTATATGACCTCCGCCTTATAGGCACTCAGAAATCTATAAGGAAAGGGGTCTTAAAATTACAAGAAATGAAGAACACAACGAGCTAAGATATGAGTACCTGCTCCACCTGCCGCAACTGTTTCGATACAATGACCAATCTCTTCAAAGTGTTGAGGTGAAGCTGCTGGGGATGCGCCTGTTCTTGCGTAACCTGCTCCTACACCTGTAGCCATCCAATTTCCCCTAACTGCTGCAACATTATCATCTAAAGCTACGTCTGCTATTCCACCAACAACAATCCAAGCCTCTGCTCCATCTGCGACACCTGCTTCTAAGAATACTCCGAAACATTCTGTATCTCCAGCTCCTGCTAGAATAACTGCGTCGTTAGTTGCTGTATCTGCTCTGACTAGTTGTCCTTGAACTGAGTTTGCTCCTGTTTTGTTAGTTAGTTTAATGCAGTGTCCGCCGATTGAGGACATTCCTGCTTTAGCTCCTACATCTAACGGGATAGTTGCTGTTGTTCCTATGCCAATACCTGTAGCATTAAATTTTATAATTTCTACATCTTCATCTTGGAATGATAGATCTCCACCTGCTTGACATTCTAAGTCCCAAAAACCACCTGTGGTTTGAAGTCTTAGAGTCATTCCATTTCCAGATGTATCTTGTACAGTTACTCCGAAAAAAGGGTTTAGCATATGTAAACCAACTGATGGACTAGCATTGCCAATCCCAACTCTTTTGTTAGTATCATCCCAAACTAGTTCGGAAGTTTCTGTGTGGACCCATTTAGTTCCATTCCAGAAAGCTACTTGTCCGGCTGCTGTGCCGTCTTCTATTTTAGCGTCGATTTCATCATCAACATACTTTTTATTTGGGATTTGAGTGTCTTGTTCTGGGGTTACTCTTACTTTTCCTCTAGAATGATCGCCAGAATGATTGGGAAGAATAAATTTATTTGAAACAATTGGTTTTTTATTTCTTAAACTACCTAGAAGCCTGTCTGTCTTAGTTCTTTTTGCCATTATTCGAAACCAACTCTTTTTCTTCTTGGGACTATAGATTTGACACCAAGTTTACCAACAGGGAGAAGGTTTTCTTGTCTACCTGTTTGTTTGGTTGTTCCGCCAGTTAATCCAGAAGTTACAGGGTATCTAGTGGCTATTGCTTTAGTACCTTTTCCTCCAGTATCTCCAGTAATGCTCATATAATAAAGAAAGTAAAAGAAATATATAAATTTATGCTTGTTGGATTACGATTGCGTGACCTACTCCTTTATCTGTTGAGAATTTTACTAGATCAGCTACTACTGGTGTGCCTGTTAAGAATCCAAATCTTGAAGTGAACTCAGAATAATTATTGTTGAAGACGATGTCTCCTACTTTAGTCCCGTCATCTGCTCCGAGACCATCATCAATTAGATCATCGTCAAACTTCCAATGAGATTGTAGATTTGTTGCGAGAACAGCAGTTCCGTTGTAATCATCTTTAACTTGAGCTGCTGTGAGTGCTGCGTTCCAATATTTTACATCACTGATAGCGCCTTTAAATTCTTGAGTTACAGAATCATCTCCTGCAATATTTCCAGCTCCGATTCTTCCTGAATCTAATCCATCAAGGTTAACAAACCATTCTGCTAAATCAGTAGCGTCTGTATCAGTCATAGCAACAGCTACACCATCAACATACATGGTCGGTCTAACACCATCTTGAACTATGGCTACATGGTGCCAAGTGTGAGGTTTAATTACGACATTAGTAGAATTAATATCCCATTGCATTGTGGTTGCGTCAACACAAGCTGCGAATAATTTTCCGTTTTCAACAGAGAAATGAATATATTCAACGACGTTTTTATCTCCTGCACAAAGTACGGTTCCAGTCGTTACTTTGTCTGGCATGTTTATCCATGCTGATATTGTTCCTACAGCGTCGTTTGCCGCCGTTCTGGCTGCTGCCCAAGCGTCAACTTGAATATAATCATCAACATTTCCACCTAGAAATCTGATTGATTTTCTTGCGGGAGACAGTGCTCCACTAATGTGATAAATGTCTGTGGTTGCCATTATTTATTCACCTTTTCTTTTAATTGCAAAAATTCTTTTGCTAAAGCGTTGTGAGTATCGATCATATTTTTGAGTGCAGTTTCAAGAAGCACTACTCTTTCTCCTAATTTTGCTATGTATGATTCCATCATGCCACCGTTGCGAATTTTATTGATGCTCCAGCTACTTCCATCGTAACATGTCCGTTGGTTACTGTGTCGCCGGTTCCTGTATGAGTTGCTCCTGCAAAATTTACATTCCCAGTCGCCCCTAAATTTAGAGTTCCTGTTCCACAATCAATTACCCCATCAGTTTGATCGTGAGTGATACTAATCCATTCATCTGTTGCTTGATTAGCTGAGTGAATGTATAAAGTGGGGTTTGTTTGTTGAGCATGTGAAAAATCAAAAGCAACATCTCCAAACTCACAAACTAATAAATAATTATTTATTGAACCTGGACTGAAACTCATACAATCTACAGTTTGAGAGGTATTTTTCATACGAATTGAACCTATGTTTGTGGCGTTAGTCATGTCTACAGCACCACCCATGACTAATGTTGAATCAAAGTAAGAAGAACCATCTACTTCAAAATCACCAGTTACAAATAAATCATTTGAAGAATTAAGGCTGTGGCTGGTTGATCCAGTTCCAACATTCAATGGGTTTGTGCTTAATCCAGCTATTGCACTAGTAACTGTTAATGTCTTAACAAAAAAATCAGGTACAGGAAACTCTCTATTCGCCGCCATCTTCTTCAACCTCTTCTGGTTCGTCAGATTTGTTTTCAAGAAGTACCACTAAGTCGTCTTTGGTTGATTTTGAGTTATATTCTAATCCTTCTTCATCACACAGTTTCATTAGATCTTTTTTAGATCTGTCTGAGTAAGAAATATCGCCGTCGTCTGTGTCTGCTAGTTCTGGGTTTTTCTTTAATAGTGCGTCAGCACAATTTTTAGCGTGTTTTCTAACTGCTTCAGTTGAGTTAAGTCCTACTTTCAAATTATCTGGAGCTTTATAATTAGCTTCCAGATCTCTGAAATGTTTGTATGCTTTCTCTCTGTTTTCTTTTGTCATTTTTATACGATTGTATCTGAGATTACATGAACAGCTTTAGGGTCAGTAAGTAAACATTCTCCTTCTTCCCATACTCGAATCTTTTTTCCGATTCCCGGGTCATCAACTACTACAGAAGTTATTGGCATGAATGATTTCCAAGTCGCAGCTCTGGTTGGTACCCATTGGATAACCCAATCAGTAGTAAAGTTTTCACTGACCAGTACATTACAGCCGAGTATTTCCATAACAACTCCACTCTTTACTTTCTCTGAGGAGAATTGAGGAATACTTGAACCTTTTACATTGATCAAGTAAGTCAGTAAATGTTTATGTTCTG